ATATTTCTCAGCAAGGGGAATCAATCCATAATATTTATCTAATCCTTTTTCATAATCAAGAAGAAATTCCATAATAGATTCTTCTTTGGTCATACGACCCTTAACCAATTTTGCCTTGATAATATTACCTAGAACTTCTGTACCATCTTTATATTTTCTTCTTGCTAAAGTAGCAATCACAGAAGCTGCATACTTGATACCACCACCACCGGAAATTTCTTTCTTCGGAAACATACTACCAATAGAATCGTAAGTGTGGTTTGTAACAATTAAAGGAATATTTGCCTTTGCCAATTTCAATGACAAAGTTCTGAATGTTCCACGAATCATAGGAGCTCTGGTCATATCTCGTTTATCAGAACCACTAGCAGAATCTTCCATCTCTTTTCTCGTAGAAAGATTACCAAGTGAATCAAGAAACATCATTATATTATAATCTTCATCCATATTATCAATAATTTTAATTGCTTGAGTTCTAAATTCTTCTACTGTAGCTACTGGTAGAACAATAAAACGATCAGTATCTATACCCCTATCTTTAATAATATCAGATGTCAATGCTCCTTCACTCTCAAAATAAACAATAACACCCTTCTTCTCTTTTTCTAAAAAATTCTTAGCTATACTTAATGCTATAAATGTCTTACCAACCGATTCTGAACCAGCCAAACAAGTTATCTTATTCGATGGTACTCCACCATATAGAGAACCAGACAATAACGCGTTTAAAGAATACGATCCAGTATCAACAAAAGTAGAACAGTCTCCAATAATACCAGCAGATACAACGCTGGCAATATCATTTTCACTCACCTTTATTAAATGTTTAACAATATTATTAACTGACATACTCACTCCTAATTAATAGGTCCAAAGAAAGCTTCTAAACTACCTTGCTCTTCTGTTTTCCATCCAATCACATCTAAAATATTTTTAATTGGTTTAAGAAAAGCTTTATCAAATTGTAAATCATAATCAATATACTTTTCTAATTTAAATTCTTTTGGAAGATGTGTCGAAACAGAAATTACATTTTCTTGAAGTGGATTTGGTTCTTTCAAATATGCAAATTTAATCTTCTCACCTTCACGAATTGCTTGATATTTTTTTGTTAATTTATGTTTTCTTAACAAATGATTATACAATAAAACACCTCTCACTTGGATTGGTGTTCCTTTAGTATATATACTTTTTGTAGATGAATATTTTTCTATACCATGAACTGATCGTGGAAATGCTATCTGGTCAAAAACTAATGTCTTAAACTTATCACGATAATCTAATATACTTTTCATAACAGTAACTTCATCAGTATTTATAATTACTCCAATCAATTCTCTAATCTTATCACGACACCATTCAGGTGTAGAACTACGAACACTTTCTATACCCATTATCTTTAACTTGGGCTCTTTATATTTTACTCCTTCTGAATCATAAACATTAAGTATATATCTTTTCTTTGCTGTCCATATTCCTTTATCAGCAATTACTTCTCGGCCCATCTGCATCTTCTGTGCATATGAATTTACATACGAATGAAGATTTTGATAACAGCTATCAATATATGGTTCAATTTTATCTTTACTAATCCTATCAAGGAAAGATATAATTTTTAAAGTTTGATTAGAATCTTGTGGTTCTTTAAAGACTTGAGAAACCAATCTGTCAAATGTAATATATATACTGTCCGTATCCGATGCAACAACATAATCTATGTCCTTTGTATGAAGTAAATTATTAATATATTTATTTATATTTTTATCAATCCATCTAATAGCTAACTGTCCAGATGTTGTAATACCCTCAGCCATTTCCAATGAATAATAACGAAAATGTTGATTAGCTAATGCACCATAAGCACTATTCAACAAAATCTTTTTGGACATCTGGATATTATTACATCTGGATATATTATTAATAACTGTTTGTTTATTCTTATAATTTCCATCCTCTAATTTCTGTTGCTCTTGCAACATCTTCTTCTTAAACTCTACTCGTTCATTATACATAGTTTCCATCAACTTTGGAAGAAATCCCTTTTTCTTTAAAGTAAAATGTTGACCATTTGGAGTAAGTGTTATTTGCTTCACTTTTAAATACTCTGTGTCTAATTTCTGTTCCAACAATCCAGTTACTCCAATATCTTTGGAATCAGCACACACAACTCCATCATATAAAGTTTCTGGACTTATATTATACTGTTGAATAAGATGTGGATATAGAGAATTAAGATCAAAACCTACTACCCATTTATGTAAACCAACCTGTGGTTCTTTGACATATGCTCCAATAATTTCTTTTCGCTCATCTTGTTTTGGAGGAGGTGGAATAACAATATTATTTTTCTTTAAAAAGTTATAAATTATAGCATCCCAGGTTCTCACGGGAGAGAATACATCTTCAAAATTAATCTTAGATTCATATGCAAGAGTAATTACCAACTCTAACAACTTCATCTTCTCCTCAAGCTTCTCTACAATCTCAACATCACGAATATTATACTCAATAAATTTCTGATAGTTGGTCTTATATAAATCATATCCCTGTACATCTCCAACTTCTAGTTTCTTTAATCCAAGTTCTACTGAACCAATATAATCCAGACGATATGATTCTCTAATCTTATATGTAAACTTTTTATATAAATCAATATAATCTAATGTCGAAATACCAAATATCGTATAATACTGATTCTCTTTACCAGCTATAAAAACACTTCTATCATTTATCAAACCTATTGGTGATAATCTTGCTGGTTTTTTATCCAAATATTTAATACGATTAATCAAATATGGAATGTCAAAGAATTTACAATTCCATCCTGTAATAATATGTGGATAATTATTCTCCCACCATTGAAGAAAATTTTCTATCAATTCATCTTCATCATCACACTCATAATATAAAATATTCTTTGTTTGATCGTGTGGAATATAACCACCAGTTCCCCAAACATGATAAACATCTTCTACACTATCATGTACTGTGATTGCTGTAACATCAGATGCAGCTGATTGAATATTTGGAAATCCATCTTCAGCTGATACTTCAATATCTATTGTATAGATTTGTAATTTCTTTATATTCCATTGAATTTTCTTTGGATATTTTTCAGAAATATATTGCACAATATAATTGGTATTACCAAAAATTGGATAATTGGATGTACCACTATATTGTTTTATGAAATCTTTACACGAAGCAATATTATCAAATTTGATATGAGCAACTGGTGTTCCATCAAGAGTAGTGTAATTACATTTCTCTGATGGTGCTGTGGTGTACATGGTGGGTTGAAAAGTCATCAAGAATGAATGTTTGTCATTCCCATCAATCTCTCTAACGTAGATTTGATTCTTCAATAATCCAATGTAAGTATAAAACGTCATAATATAATTATACCAAAAAACAGAATAAAAAACAAGGAAAACTTAATTAATAATTCTATCAACATCTGGTATTACAAGACCAGAACCATATATTCTGTTATACTCATTCTGTAATTTATTATCAGGAGTTAAAATTGTCACAATATGTTGTTCCTTTAACGGTACTTCTTCTTCATCTACATATGGAATCCAAGGTGAAAATCCTAATTTATCTTTAGCAACAGGAACCATTATAACTGGATTAGTAATTGTATATTTCTCATCATCCCAATCACCAATAAGTTCTTCACCCGAAACTATTCTAATCACTTTTATATTCATATCATCTCCTGGAGCTGATGAGAGGATTCGGACCTCTGACCTGCTGATTACAAAACAGCTGCTCTACCAACTGAGCTACACCAGCATTATTTGCTACTCTCTAAATGAGGTATTCTCGGATCATCTTCTGTTAAAATAATACCTTTATTAGTCATCCACCTACCATCTTTTAATTGAAATATTGTTCCTACTTCACCCTCTGGTGAAATATATTTCTCTGTAACATAATCGGCAGACGTTGTTGACGCAACACCAATCACATACATTCCAACTCCTTCGCAACTAATTAGTACAAAAGAAAAAAACAAAACTGCCAATAATTTAATCGAATATTTTTTCATTTATTTCTGTGGCTCCTTGTTTAGATTCTGTAATTTCATGTTCACTAGCTGATTTTATTCCAACATTACCTATACTATATTTTGCTTGCAGATCCCATTCATCTTTCTCAGCAAAAGGTAGAATTTTTAATTGTCGAATCGGAACAGTTGGTTGTGCTTTTTCTGGAATAACCAATTTCACAAGTTCCCATTCATGTAATAAATTGGCAATTGTGTTTCTTCGTTCAAGATCATTCTCAGAAATATTAGTTGGCTTACCATCTAAAGCGAACAACTCTTTAAAGTGAACTATATAATATTTACCTTGTTTATGTAAAATATGGCAAGATTGAAATAACTTTTTTTC